GTGTTCAATGACTTTACCCACTGGCTTGATGGCTGGGGTGGTGGTCTGGGCACAAAGCTGCATGCCCTTGTAGCGGGGATTGGCAGGATACTGGCAGCACCTCTTGCTGGCATGTTCCACTGGGCCATGGAGGAGTTCCATGCCCTGGACAATGCTTTCGCCAGTAGCTGGATCGGGCGGCATATGGGTATGGGCGGCGTGCAGCCTGCTCCTGCGGTTGCGGGTGGCGGCGGTGCAAGCACCATTCATCTGCACGTTTCTGCTGATGACGGAATGAAGGTGCGGCAGAAGCCGGGCACACGGGCCCGCAATGTCACGATCCACCAGAACAGCGGCAGGATGATCGCACAGCCATGAATATCGGAACGGGTTTTCTTGGAAGTGAACTGAACCTGTTGGGAGGGCTGGGTTCATCCGCCCTGCGTTCCGTGCTGTCCATCGCGAGCTGGCGCGGCGTGACATTCTACATGCCCGAAGCCCGCGAAGAGTCCGGGCGTCGGGTTGTGCAGTTCTTCTTCCCTGGCATTGATGACTTCAAGGCGCAGGATTTCGGGGCATTTACCGGCCCGATCAGTGTGCGCGGCATCATGATCGGGGATGACTATGTGATCCGGGCCAACCGCATGCGCGAAGCCCTGATGAAGCGTGGCCCAGCCATGCTGGTGCATCCGTGGCTTGGGGCCATACGGTGCCGCCTGCTTCAGCCCGCATCCATCCAGTTTTCCGAACGTGAACTGCGCTTTGCCCGGTTTGAAGCCATTTTTGTGCGCGAACCACTGCCAGCAGCGTCTGGCGGCCTGTTCAGCCAGATTACGGACACGCTGACCAACCTTTTGGAAAAAGCAGATGCCCTGATCGACCAGGGGATTTTGTGCATGCAGCAGCTTTTGTCCCCTCTGGTTATCCCGCTGGCACTGGCGGGGGCTGTCAATAACATGGTTGGAGTTGCAAAGGGCACATGGGACGCTCTGATCGGGGCCGCGCCTGAACCGATCCAGTCGGCAAGTCAGCCCTCTCTGGCGGTATTGGCGGCGGGCGTGAGTGTGCCAGGCAGCAACACCAACACAACCTATGCCAATGCTGTGTCGTCTGCTCTGGTGGGGGTTCCTGCTGCTGTTGCAGGTGTGGTTGCATCCTCGCAAACATCCGCCATTGCACCGGCATCTGTGGTTGCGGATGGTGTGCAGACAACGGTTGACGCCACAACCGCGTCTGCATTGCTGGTCAGTGGGGCTGCAACAATTGGCAGCGCGGCAACTGCTGCGGCAGTCACGTCACTGGCTCCTGCTGCGGTTCTGACCCTGGGCATGTTGGCCCGTGCCATGACCATGGCGCAGGCCATAGCTGCGCAGGTGTCTGCTACGTATGCCAGCCAGCAGGATGCACTGGCAGCCAGAGACCGCCTGCTGGTGGCACTGGACGCCCTGGAAGCAGATATGACTGCGGCAGTGAATGCAGGCTCTCCCATATTTGTCAGTGGTCTGTACGGGGCAGTGCGGGATGTGCGTGCCGCTCTGGTTGCGGATATTTCTGCCAGGCTGGGGCGTTTACCCAAGGTGGTCAGCGTTGCCGTGCCACAGCAGATGAGTGCATGGCTGGTGGCGTATGCACTGGCAGGGGATGAACCCGCCAATGTGCCTGCACTGTGGGATGATCTGGTCAGCCGGAACGGCCTGAGCCATCCGGGGCTGGCAGGACCGGGAACTCTTGAGGTTCTGGAGTCATCGTCATGAGCGGGAATGCAACCGCTTCTGCCACGACAACCACAACGGTTTCGGCCCGCCATATGACGGTAATCGTTAACGGGCGCGTCTTGAAAACCTACACCATGGCTGAATGCGGGCGTGATCTGGGCGATATATGCGGTGCGTTCCACGTTGAATATCTGGACGACTGGCGGGCGGCCTCGTTGTTGGGCGACCCATTGCCCGAATGGGTTGGGATCAAGGAGAATGATCCTGTGGAAATACGCATCCATGGTGAGACCGTTCTAAAAGGCTGGGTGGATGACCTCCAGATTGAAACAGAAGACGGCCAGATGCGGACCACCATTTCAGGGCGGGACAGGACTGGCGATCTTGTGGACGCATCGGCCAACCCGACAGGTCCGGGGGAATACCGGCTGATTCATCTGGTGGATGTGATTGGCAACCTGACCGGCCCGTTTGGCATTGCTGTGTCCGCCGATGTGAATACGGGCGACCCGTTTACACTGGTGGCGGTTGAGGCGGCAGAACCCGCCATGTCCACCATTGAAAAGCTGTCACGCCAGCGGGGTGTGCTGGTTACGTCTGATGGTGTTGGCGGTCTGGTGCTGACACAGGCAGGCACGACACGCGCTCCTGGCAGCCTGCTCTTGCCTGGGAACGTAAACGGGATACAGGCCCGTATTTCCGCCCGTGGTCGGTTTTCTGATGTGTGGGTCAAGGGACAGTTCAGAAGCCTGTTAAGACCCTCTGGGAGCACTCTGAGCGCGGATGCGGAACCCTTGTCTGCAACGCCTGAAGCAGCACCGTCCGTGCCGAGCGCTACCGAGACGGAAGCCGCCGCAATTATCCGATATGGGCATTCAGTTGACCCCAGTGTGGGGCGTTATCGCCCCCGTGTATGGTTGGCGGCCACCCAGAGTGGTGGATCAGTCGCTACCCAGACAACGGCCAACCCGCCACTGGATAGTGCAGCCAGTGGGCTGACGGCAGACCCCGGCCCGGCACCAGCCGCATACCATGGCACGACCCGCCGCCCGCGCCGCAAGGCGACAAAGCCACGCACCGATGCCAGCCCGTGGGGTTTGCAGGATCAGGCAGACTGGCGCATGCGCTCTACACGGGCGCAGGCCACGGCCCGCGTTTACTCCGTTCTGGGGTATCATGGGGAAGACGGCGGGTTGTGGAAGCCAAACGCACTGGTTTACGTGCGTGATCAATACACCGATATTGACCGGGACATGCTGATCGGGGCCGTAACCTATGTGGACGCACCGGATGGCGAAGTAACCCGCATTTCTGTGGTGGAGCGGGATTCCTATGATCTGACGGGAGATATGGACCACGGGCACAATGGCGCGCGGCGCAGCGGGTCTGTGGTGGCACATGATGGCATGGCGGGGGGACGATGATCGACCGCCTGTTTATGGCTGTGCGTGGCCTGTTTGTCCGTGCTGTTGTCCGCGCGATTGACGATACTGGCAGCGAACAGATGCTGAGTGTGGAAAGCCATTTTGGCCGGATGCGCTCGCGGGTTCCTGTGCATCAGGCGTTTGGCTTTGCATCCCATGCGCCGCTCGACGGTGCCGTGGCACCGGTTGTGGCTGTAGGGGGTGATCATGCCGACCTGATGGCGCTCCCGCCTGCAAACCCGTCCAAGGCCCGGTTTGGCAAGCTGGGCGAAGGGGACAGTGTGCTTTATGATGCCTGCGGCCAGCGGGTGTATATGCAGAATGGCAAGATCGTGCGGATTGACTGCACAGCAGAAATGCTGGTCACTATAGGCGGCAGCCCGATCCTTGACCTGACAGCAAAACAGGCCACACTGAATGTGCCGTTGAAAGTGAACGGCGGGATTGACGCCACAAAGGATATTGTGGCGGGTGGCATAAGCCTGATGAACCACCCGCATACCGGCGTAAAATCCGGCACAGACAAGTCCGGGGCACCTACCACGTAACGACAAGGGGGAATATTCCCCCCTGATATACCTGCCGTTCAATGGGGATGATGCCCCCCATGACGGCAACCGGTTCCATTTTCCAGATCATGATGCGCTATTCGCAGGCGGTTGGCGCTTGTGATGTTGTCGTGACGCCCACAGAGAATGGTCGCGGACGCATTGCCATGGACACCACGCCTGCGACTGCGCTGTTGATCGCCATGGGCACGGACAGGCGCGCGGAACCCGATGATACGTTGCCGGGGGAAGTGCCCGGCGTACCAGCGCCGACCGCCGGGCGTATGGTCCGTCGTGGTTGGGTGGGAGATATTCTGCTGGCACAGGGGCAGCGGCTTGGGTCACGTATCTGGCTGTTGGAACGAGCCAAGCATGACGAGCATACCCGCGCTCTGGCTGCGTCCTATACCGCTGAAGCCGTGGCGGCTGTTGCGGATTACCATGCCATGACCGTCAACACCGGAGCCATATGGGACAATAACAGCCGCTTGCGGGTGACGGCCCAGGTTGGTGATGTCGTGGTGGGTTCACCGGTGGGTATGGTATGACCTGGCAAATTCCCACACCGGCCCAGATTACACAGCGGTTTACCGCCTCCCTGCTGACTGTTTCCTTTACTGCTTCGGATGGATCGTCCGTTGTGCTGGACGCCAATGCGCCCGCCAGCGTGGAGCAGGCCCTTGCCGTTGGCGCAGGGTTGTCGCAGGCAGAAAGCTATCGCTTCGCGCGTGATCAGGCGCTTGAGTTTTTTGTGACGACTGCCACGTTGGCGGGCAGGCTGCCCGATCACGCCGTGCAATGGGGTGTGCCACGCCTGCTCCCAAAGGTGGCTGTGGGGAATGTTACGGTTTCCTGCTCGCAACCGGTTGTATTTCCCGCAGGCACACAGATGAGCATTGATGGCTCTGTGCGGTGGGAGACAACCAAGGAAATCAGTATCGGTTCCGGCCAGACAGGTGCATTGCCTGTGCAGGCGGTTACGGCTGGTGCGTCGGGGAATGTGGCCGGGGGTGCAGCACTTACGCTGGTATCGCCCATTGCCGGGGTTACGGCACTGGCCGTGGATGGCAACGGGCTGGCAGGTGGCACTGACCTGGAGGATGTGGAGAGCTGGCGCGCGCGGATTATTGACATGATTCGCAACCCACCTGCTGGCGGGTCACGGGCGGATTACATCAAGTGGTGCAAGGCTGCCGGGGCTGCCTATGTAAACCCCATACGGGGCTGGCTGGGTGATGGCACGTTGGGTGTGCTGGTTGGAATGAGCGGGCAGATTGCTCCAACCGATGCCGAGGTCCAGAGCATACAGGCATACATCGACGATGAAACGCGCCGCCCGGTAAGGGCAAACGCCACGGTTATCCCGGCAACCATTGTGCCGCAGAACCTTACGATTGCCCTCAACCCTGATACAGCCACCGCGCGGCAGCAGGTGAGTGCTGCATTAGTGGCATTTTATGCCAGTTTGACGATAGGCGGCACGATTTACGGCTCCAAGCTGGACGATGCTATTTCCACCGCGTCGGGTGAAACGAGCCACAAGCTGCTGTCTCCGTCCCCCAATACGGATACCCAGCTACAGCCAAACCAGTTGGCCGCCGCGCCGGTCATTGAGTTTGTGGCATACGCCGCATGACCAGGACAGCCGAACAGATACGCGACGAGTGGTTGCGCCAGCTTTTCCCCACGGGATGGGCGTGGCCCAAAAGCCAGACCAGCAACATGGCCGGGCTTTTACGGCCTTACGCGGCAATATCCGCACAGTTTGAAGCGGACGTTGCATCTGTTTACGGCGAGATCAGCCCAGCCAGATCGCAGGTGCTGCTGACTGATTATGAAGCCGTGCTTGGCCCAGACCCCTGTGGCCGCGATGCGCTGGCAACCACGGTTGCCCTGCGGCGTGCTCTGGCCCAGCAGCGTTGGACGCAGGCAGGAGGCCAGTCCATCGGTTTTTTCAAGGACATGGCGGCGGCTTTGGGCCTGACCATCACTATTGAGGAACCCGAACCCGCCATTTGTGGCGAGGCTGTTTGTGGTGTGGACGTGTGCAGCCAGATCAGGGACCGCTGGATATGGATCGTCAATATCCTGAATACGGCCCCCAGCATCGTGCCACAGGCTGCCATATGCGGTGTGGCTGTGTGTGGGGTTTCTGTCTGCGGGGACGTGGATGAAGAGGCACTGGCCAACGAATTCTCTCTGCTGTCGTGCCCCATGCAGACTCTCAAACCTGCCGATACCACCTTAATCATACAACAGAAGAGCGTCTGATGGTCGATTATACGAATGCCGCCGGATATGTGGTGGATAGCAAGGGCCGCCGCCAGTTTCAGGATCGGGACAAAGCCAACGGGATTGATGGAACATCGCTGATTGCAGATGACCGCAATCAGGACCGTAACGCGCTGGTTAATCTGGTCGAAGCCGCCGGAATAGTGCCGGATGGTGATGATGAAACGCAGGTCACACAGGCCGTGCAGTATTTTGGCAAGCAGGCGGCATCCAGTGCGGTGATGGGAACGCCTGGAGTGCTGGCAGACGGGGACGTGGCTGGCAAACTGCTGTATTACGCTGCAAACCAGAAAGCACCTGTGTTTGTCTATGGCACAACTACTGTTGCGTTGGTCACGACCACGGCCTTGGGCACGGTCCTTCAGGGGTTTCTGCCCTTGGTTGGCGGCAATGTCACGGGTGCAATGGACTGGGGCAGCAAAACAGTTGCCAGCACCGTTACGCATCGCTTCTGGTCTGCCGGGCCGCCTGCTGAGGGAGACGCAGCGCCCGATGCCACCCTGACCATTGCTGGCGGCACGCCCGGCACGGCCAACAAGGGCACTATGGCGCTCTCGACCGGGGTGTTTGACCTCAGTGGGTCAGGGCAGGTTCTGGTCCCCAGCATCCTGACCTTTAGCGGCAAGGATGCCTTAAATGCCCTTACGGCAGAAGGCCGGTATGTCAAATCGGTTCCGGTTAGTCCGAACAAGCGCGTCACCGACATCTGGGAGAACGCGGATGGGCGGCTTGTGTTCGGAGACGGTACGACTGCCCCAATTCTTGCCAGCCTGTCTGACCTGCCTCTTGATCCCGGTCAGCAGATACAGACGTTCGTCGTCTCAGGCGACAACAGCGGCATTGTCACAACCAAATTTCCGGTAGCGTTTAAGGCCGGAACGGTCCCGCGTGTTCTCCTGCGGATCAACAACGAACCCAACAGTAATGCCTGGACCCGTGTTGCGCACATCGCGCTCGACGCGAACTACAATGAAGTTATCGACAACACGGGCTTCACTTGGGCAGCGACATATTTCACCAGCAATAGTGCTGGTAATTCCGCCGTCCAGTTTACATTGACAGTCATGGCTATTGGAGAACGACAGTGAGCATTCTGGACGATCTGAAAGCCGCGTATCCCGCACGCTACTATGCGGATATGGGGAAGCCCTGCGCGTGGTATGATATGTGGAGTTGTGCTTCCATGGATGGTCTGCCCGCTGCCAGCACCCTGTTCGCCATGACGGCGGAGCAATGGACAGCAAAAGGGGGAAATACCGGCACCAAAAGCATGGCCGTGGAGAATGGCGCGCTGGTCGATTACGCGCCGCCGGTCGTGGTTGTTCCACTGAAAACGCAAGCCACAACAGCGCAGGCATGGATACAGCAGCAGGCCAACCTGACCGCTGCCATGGGCGAGGTCTTTACGGCGGATATGAAGGCGTATGTGAAAGCCATCGCCGCCATAGCTGG